CGTGCGAGCTGGGCCCACAGGTCGGGGCGCTCGGTGCGCAGGAACTTCAGGCCCGTCTCGTCCGCGACGGTCGTCGTCTTGAGCGGCACGAGGTTCGCGTCCCACTTCGCGCAGACGTTGCGCAGCGCCTCGATATCGTCGACCTTGTACGACAGCTTGCCGACGGTCGTGACTTTGAAGCCCGACGCCGTCTCGACGGTCGTCGCGCCCTCCTCGCGCGCGCCGGCCAGCGCGATGATCTGCACCTCGAGGTCGACGCGCGCCTTGGTCGCGCGGTCTTCCTCCTTCTTGGCGACGATGAAAAGCCCGACGAGATCGTCGAGGGTGATCTGGTCGCGGAACGCGACAACGTTGCTTACGGCACTCATGATGCTTCGCTCCTTAGGGGTGGGGCTGTCTGCCCCGGGTTGAAAATCAGTTGCCGGACGCGTGGGCCGCGACCCAGAGCAGAAAGGCAAAGGCGGCCCAGGCACCGAGCGCCGCGGCGAGCGTCCTGCGCAGCGCGCGCGCCCGGTAGGCGTCGTCCTCGCGCGTGCGCCCGGGCGTCGGGAACTCGCTGTTCGGGGCCATCGTGTTGGCGAGCTCGGTGTCGCAGGTGCAGGTACGGCCCTGGTTGCAGTTGCCCAGGCACTTGGTGTCGGGAATGGCACGGCCGTAGACGTTCCACGCGCCGGGGATGAGGGCGCGCTTCATTGGAAGTCCTCGTCTTCGGCGCGAATGCTGCTGATGGCGATGAGGGCCACGATGAACATCAACACGGCGCCGGCGACAACGCCGAGCAGGAAGGCGACGAGCGGGCTCATTGCGGCGTCTCCATCTCGTCAGGCATGCCGGTGAACCAGACCAGCAGGGCGTGGAGGGCGGCCCTCATGCCGCCACCTCATCAGCCTTCGGGGCTTCGATCGGGATTTGCAGTCCAGCCGTGCCCAGTGCAACTTCGAGGTCGATCCGTGCCCGCATGGCTCGGCCCCAAATCTTCAGGTCAAGCGGCTTGGCGCAAGACGAGTCTTCGATTTCTCGCAGGACAGCGAGCGCGGCGAAAAGGACTTGTGCTTTCACTTCGCACCCGCCTTCTTCAGCACTGGCCGCGCGATGTCGTGGAACTTGATCGCGGTCGGCAGCGACACGCGCGAGTCAGCGATGGTCAGGATCGACTGCAGCGCCGCGATCGCATCCATCGCGATGCCGCACCACTTGCCGTCCGGGCTCAGGGTGATCGTCGTCTGGCGCGCCAGCTCCTCGGCGCGCGCGTTGACCTGGTCCACGAACGTCTCGACCGCGGCCGGGTAGTTGTGCAGGTCTTGCATCAGGTCGCCGAAGGCGTCAGCGATGTTCTTGTCGCTCACCGCGCTGCGTGCGGCGGCGGCCTTCGCGTAGTCGCTCGTGTCGTCCATGCCGGCATAGACGGGCTGCGACCTCGCAAACTCCAGAACCAGCGGCGGCGAGTATGGGCCGGGCTTGCGCAGGTCGGGTGCCGGGCAGTGGATCGGCGAGAAGTCGGGACGTACGTTCATGTCTGCTCTCCAGGCGCCGAGACGTTCAGCGCATGGATGCAGAATACGATGCGTATCCTATGTTGTCAACGGTGCGTGTACTGAAATCGCGAAAAAGATTTGCAGCGTGCTCCGATAGGACGAGAAAAAGCCCGCTTGTGGCGGGCTCGTAGTGGGGCGGGTACAGCCTATCTCTTAGGCAGCGATGCGTAGCCGATCGCGATCAACTCTCCAATGCCTGAAGCAACGATGGCCAGGACCAGCCATATTGCCCATCGAAGCAGCCGTTTTTTCATTGCGCTTCGCCTCTCTTGTGCACCCTGTTGCTGAGCGAGTCATCCAGCGCCGCCACCATACCGCGTGCGAAGGTGGGGCTGTCGTGAGCGACGCCCGCCGTATTCACGATGTAGGCCCGCTGCTTGAGCATAGCGCAGTAGGCCAGGCCGATCACCTCTCCACGCTTCGCCCGCTTGAGCAGCAGTTGCAGGCATTCAACGGTGTCGGTCGAGACGTTGTCCGGCACGAGGGAATAGGGCGCCTTCATTTGCGGTCCGTCTTGCGTTGGTGCAAATGCGGCACGGTCTTCTCTCCCTCGCGGATCTCCACCGCGTCAGTCGCGCGGCGATGCCTCGTGATGGGCATGCTGTCCTCGACATGGTCGTCGGAGACGGCTTGCTCGAAGTAGGCGAGCCACATCGCTCGGAACGATCGCTGCTGCTTGTCGTTGAGATTGTCGAACTGGGCCGCGAACTGCATCGCCTCGAGCGAGATGCTGTTGTCCCAAAGGATGCCATCGATGCTGACGTCGTAGACCTTGGCGATCAGTTTGAGCGTCAGCGCGTCCGGCATGTTCCGGCCAGTTTCCCAGGCTGACAGGGCCGCCTTCGTGACTCCGAGCTGCTCGGCCGCGTATTCCTGCTTCCAGCCCTTGACCTCGCGACAAGAGGCCAGGCGCTTGCCTAAAGCCTTTTTGTCTTCGGGGTCGTGTTTCTCCATCCGCGGGACGGTACCTTCGGAGCGCGGCGCTGGCCGACCGTCTGAATACGTTGCGTTGACAAATGAGGGACACGTAGCGTATTCTTGAGGCATGGACACATCCAATCCCATGGCCCGGGCCGTCAAGGCCGGCGGCGGCCTCACCAAACTCGCGGCGTCACTGGGCGTCATGAAGCAGGCCGTTCACAACTGGCGCATGCGCGGGAAACCGCCTGTGGCCTACGTGCTGCGCATCGAGGAGCTGACCGGCGTGAGTCGGCGCGAGCTCTGCGAGGACTGGACCGTGATTTGGCCAGAGGCATCTGCTTCTAGCGATACCCAGCAGGCGGCCTGAATCATGGACGACGACAACGCCCAAGGCGCCTCCGACATTGCCGGCGGAACGATTCGTTGGTTCGGCTGGCTCATGGTCGCCGTCTTCATCGCTTCCGCAGCCTGCGCCTGCATGGCCTTGTGGGGGCTGTGGCAGCTGGTGCGGTACGTGTTCGGTGGTTGAGTTCATGCACTGACTGTCGTTTTTTTTGCCTGTTTCAGTCTCCCCTAGCCGACCCTAGAACTTAGGACAGCCCCCAAATGAACACCGGACGCCTCTTCTACGAGGACGAATTTGACGCCCTGCAATGCATGGTCGGCGAGAGCGGCAAGGGCTTCAAGGCGTGCGCCGCGTTCCTGTGGCCCGACTTGAAGCCGGAGACAGGCTACGCGAAGCTCAAGGACTGTCTGAATGCCAACGGCAGCGAGAAGCTGAAGTTCGGACAGGTGCTCGCGCTCATGACCTTCTGCGGGCGCTATGACCCGCTGCTGTACCTGTGCGACGAGACGCTGCACGCGCGGCCGGATCGAAAGTCGGTCGACGACGAGCAGGTCAAGCTGACGGAAGCCCTCGGCCATGCGGCCGCCATGATGAACAAGGCGATGGCGCAGTTGGCTCGACTGCAGGAGCGCAACGCGTGACCATCAAAGCTATCGAAACAGCTTACAAGGGCTACCGCTTCCGATCGCGGCTTGAGGCACGCTGGGCGGTGTTTTTTGATGTGTTGGGAGTCAAGTGGGAATACGAACTTGAAGGTTTTGAGTTTGGCGACGGCGAACGTTATCTGCCCGATTTTTTCCTTCCAGGGTTTGAGACTCGTGCGGGCCTTTTTGTAGAGGTTAAGCCGCAACATGACTCCGATTTCTCGAAGGCGTATCGCTTTGCTGAGGAAGCCTGTGTCCCAATCTTGTTGGCAGCAGGAAATCCCGATCTTTGCGATTACACCGTTGCGCATGGTGACGGTGAATATCCTGCCGCGTTTACTGATTACGTCCAGCGCGAATACCGCATGTATTCATGGCCTGACGGTGATTACGGGTCACGCGTGAAGCGAGCCGTTTTTGCTGCCCGCGGCGCCCGCTTTGAATTCGGCGAGTCGGGGGCACGGCGTTGATGCCCCAAGAGCACACCAACACGCCGCCGGTAGCGAATTCCGCCTTCCTGCGCGAACTGAGCGCCGGCGCGGCGCGCGGCTCTTCGCTGTGGGTGACGTCGTTCATCGGTTCGCCCGACCTGACCGAAGTGAGCTCGTGGCGCGGCAAGCCCTACAACCCGGCGGTGATGTCGGCACAGGTCGACGGCTGGGGGCAGGAGAACGCCTACTTCTCGGTCGCAGCGCTCCGCCCGACTGCTGACGGCGAACTGCGCCGGCGCAAAGCCAACTTCGGCCGGTTGCTGGCCCTCGTCGTCGACGACGTGCAGCTCGAGGACATCACGGGCCAGGTGTCCTACGTCCTCATGACGTCGCCCGGCAAGATCCAGGTCGGCATCCTGATCGACCACGACGACGAGGATGCGGCCAATGCGCCCCTCGTCGACCGCCTAGTGACGACCATGGTCGAGCGCGGCATGCTGCGCGCAGACTCGAGCGGCAACAACTCGGTGCGCTACGTCCGCCTGCCGGTCGGCCAGAACCAGAAGCCCAGGGAATCTGGCGTCTGGCAGCACACCCTGACGAAGTGGTCACCAGATGTCCGGATGTCGCTCGCAGACGCCGCGGCTGCGTTCGGTGTCGACCTCGACGAGGCCCGCAGCACTATCCCGACAGCCTCAACAGGCGCCTTCGGTCATCAAGACGAGCGGGTCCGGTCTTACACCGCGAGCGTGGTGCGTGGCGAGAACCTTCACGATAGCCTGAACGGCCTGGCCGCCTCGATGGTGGCCACGAGCATGCCGGGCGGCGCGGTCGTCAACGTCCTGCGCGGCCTCATGGACGCCAGCTTCGCGCTCAAGGACGAGCGCTTTCTGGCCCGCTACGCCGACATCCCCCGCGCGGTCACGAGTGCTCAGCAGAAGTTCACGCCGGCGGCCGTGGAACAGCCCCCGAAGCCGACTGCGCTTCCGCTCGTGTTCGCCGAGGACGTCACCGAGGCTGATGCCGCGATGCCGCAACTCGTCGAGGACGTCCTGACCCAAGGTGGCCTGTCGGTCATGTACGGCGAGAGCAACTCGGGCAAGTCATTCCTCGTCTGCGACATGTGCTGTGCGATCGGCACCGGCGGCGAATGGCTCGGCAAGCGCACCGTCAAGGGTGCCGTGGTCTACGTCGCGGGCGAGGGGTCGCAGTCGATCAAGCTGCGCATGCTGGCCTGGCGCCAGCGCCACAACAAGAGCCCGGCCGTCGCCATCATCCCCGCAGCCGTCGACCTGCTGGACTATGACGCTGACGTGCAGAAGATCGTCGACGCCTGTCAGACGGTCGAACAGCGGTATCGCATGCCGGTGTCCCTGATCGTCATCGACACCCTGGCACGTGCGTTCGGGGGCGGCAACGAGAACGCCAGCGAGGACATGGGGGCCGTCATCGCCCACGCCGATCGGCTGCGCGAGATGAGTAACGCCGCCGTCCTGTTCGTGCACCACAGCGGCAAGGACCAGGCCAAGGGAAGCCGCGGCCATTCCTCCCTCAAGGCCGCCACCGACACCGAGATCGAGGTGGAAGGCGAGGAAGAGACCCACCTGCACACCGCCACATTCCGCAAGCAGAGGGATCTGGGCTCAAGGGGCCAGTCGGTGACAGGCAAGTTCGTCGTCGTGCGCATGGGCACTGACCAGTGGGGCAAACCTCTGACCACCTGCGTCGTCGAGCCCACCGAAGACAAGCCCGCCCCCAAGAGCAACAAGCAGCGTTCGATCGCTCTCCACCAGGCCTTCATCACCACCCTGGCGACAGCAAAAAACCGGTCCCTGAAGCGCTCTGAGCTCGTCGCTTCCCTCAAGACGCAGGGCTTCAGCAGCACCCCCATCTACAACATCATCGACCTGATGAGCGCTCAAAACGTCATCACGGTTGCCGCTCACATGATTCACTTGAACGGCGCCGGCCCGGACGACGAGGACAACAAATGACGACTCCATCGGGAAATTCATCGGGAAGTTTTCGAGGGTCGGATAAGCCCTTTCCCGCATTCCCACCTTTCCCCGAAGGGGAAAGTGGGAAAGGAGAGGGAATCCCGGACTTTCCCGATGCGACGGGAAAAAAGGAAAAAGGAATCGGGAAAAATCTGATCCTCGCCCTCGACCCCGGCCCCACCCAAACCGGCTGGGCCGCGTTCGAAGACGGCCAGGTGTTGGCCAGCGGAGTGCACGAGAACCCAGAGGTTCTCCGGATGCTGGAGTCCTGGCACGCGAGCGGCGCGCAGCTGGCCGTGGAGATGATTGCCTCCTACGGCATGGCGGTCGGCCGCGAGGTGTTCGAGACGTGCGTCTGGATCGGCCGCTTCATGCAGGCCTGGCCCGACCCCACGAGCGTGCGGCGGATCCTGCGCCAGACGGTCAAGCTGCACTTGTGCCAGTCGGTGCGGGCCAAGGACACCAACGTCTGGCAGGCCCTCGTCGACAAGCTCGGACCGCCTGGAACCAAACGCGAGCCCGGGCCGCTGTTCGGCGTGCGCTCGCATGCCAGGGCCGCGCTCGCGGTGGCTGTGACTGCCTCGGAGACCACGTCATGACCCAATTCCCTAACAGCCTGCGCATCCGCCTGCTCGCGTACTTCGATGCGAATCCGGACGAGGAACTGAGCCGCGGCGACATCGCGGTCAAGTTCTCTGTGAGCACCAAGACGGTCGACCTCGTGCTGTCTCAGCTCAAGAAGTCGGGGCAGCTCGAGCCGGTGCATGCGTGGCGCCGACCTGATTCCCCGCGCGCACGCGCGTTTTCGGAGCCGCAATGACCATCCACCTCCAAACCGGCGACATCTGCATGATCTGCAACTCCGACAAGGCGCGCGTGCCGGCCGCGCTCGTGGGCGTGCAGGTGATGCTGACGAAGCAGTTCATCAACGCCGAGACCTACCTCGACAGCTTCTGGGAGGTGGCGCTTCCGCACGACCCGAAGACGTCGCTGGAGTTCGACGGGCGGACGGTGCAGCTGCATGACGATGTGCTGATGCTGGTGCATGCCAGCCCGCGGCAATGAGCACCGCCCGCAACAGCTACGTCGACTGGCCGCGCCTGCTCGGCGACATGCAATACCTGCTGGGCGAGCCGGTGAACGCCGGAACGCCGGTGCGCACGCCGTGCAGCTCCAACTTCTTGGCCACGTACCTCGGCGTCAAGCGTACGACGATGGTCGGCTGGATCAACGGCGGCAAGATCGAGTACCACCAGGGCTGCGACCTGATCGAGAAGTGGTGCGACCTGACCGGCAAGCCGGCGCGGTTCGTGCCGATCACAGTGGTGTCGCTGTCGGCGGCCAGGGCCATCTGACTGGATTCCGTCAGGGGTGAAAACGGACGATGCGGGCTCCAAACCCGCGGAGACGCACGCATGCCCGACGAAGACCTGACCATCCACACGCCGGGCGACGGGCCTGGCGATAGCGGATCTGCCGACACCTCGACCGACTCCCCCGAGCTCTCCGCACTCAAGACCGAGAACGCCACGCTGCGCGCCGCGCTTGACGACGCGCTCGGCAAGCTGCACGACCTGGAGACGGTGCCCAGCGCTTCGCCGCGAGTCGCCGAGGTGCGTCGCATCGGCGAGGACTGGTCGCGCATGACCGCGGCGCAAGCGCAGGCAGCCGGCTGCAAGGATCGCGTCCTCTGCTCGGACGGCTACTTCATTCCGGGCTGAACGCATGGGCCAGTCGATCGTCGAGACCATCGCCGGCGGGATGCCGACGATCGACCAGGTGCGCGCGCTCGAGGCCATGATGCTCGAGCAGCCGCAACTCGTTCTCGCCCCGATGGTCCTGACGCATGGCCAAGTCAGCGCGCGCGCCGTGCTGATCCCGGCCGGCATGCTCCTCACCGGCTGCGAGACGAACCTCGACAACGTCTGCATCGTCATGGGCGACATCACCGTCACGACCGACGACGGCCCGCGTCGCCTCACCGGCTTCCACATGCTGCCGGCTACCCGCGGCACGAAGCGCGTCGGCCAGGCGCATGCCGACACCTGGTGGGTGACGGTGCACCACACGACGCTGACGAACCAGCGCGACATTGAGGACGAGATGACCGACGAAGTGTTGCAGACGCGGCGTTTCGCGCTGACGAGCGAGGTGTCCTGATGGCATTCGTCGGCAGCGGTCTCCTCCTGGCTGGCGCAGTCGTCGCCGGCGGCGTGGCCTACGAGTCCAACCAGGCCAAGCAGAAGGGCAAGACGCTCAACAATGTCTTGGCAGGCCAAGCGCAGCAGGATGCGATGGCCACCGCGAAGTCGCAGAGCGACGCGGCGATCCAGGCCAACAACGTGCGCGTCGCCCAGAAGCGCGCCTACCAAGCCAATGCGTTGGCGCTCGGCGGCAACCAGGACGACAGTCTTGGTGCACCGGGCGGCGGAGCGCTCGCGGCCGGCGCCGGTTCCGTGCTCATGAGCGGCCAGCCTGTTGCGCGCGGCGGCGTCTCGACAGCCGGCGCATCCTCGACTGCAGCGCCCAGCTCCGCGCTCGGTGGCGGTGCCTCCTACGGTGGCGGCTCTGTTGGCCGTTCCAGCAATGCTCGCCAGATGCTCCGCTGACCCATGTACGCCACCAAAGCACCTCCCTCGAAGCTGACGCCGGTTGCCAGCGCGGCGACGCTCATCCGTCGCATGAACGCGCTCAAGGCTCAGCGCCAGCCCCACGAGTACGTCTGGCGCGACTGCTTCGACCACTGCTTCCCGCTGCGCGGCTCGGGCCTGCAGCAGAACACGCTGACGGCTCAGTCGGGCATCGATCGCGCCGCGCGCCTGGTTGACTCCACTGCGACGGACGGCGGCCGCATCCTGGCCGCGTCGCTGCAAGGCGGCATGACGCCGGCCAACGCGCGCTGGTTCGGCCTGGACGTGCACAACGCGCAGGACGCCTGGAAGACGTGGCTCGACGCCGCGGCGGACCAACTGCACGTCGAGATCCACAACGCCAACTTCGACAGCGAGTCGCTGGACTGCATGCTCGACATGGTCGCAGCCGGCTGGTTCGTGATGTTCGTCGACGTCGACCGCGAGCAGGGCGGCCTGGTCTTCGAGTCATGGCCGATCGCTCAGTGCTACATCGCCTCGTCGCGCGCTGATGGTCGCGTCGACACGCTGTACCGCTCCTACACGATGACCGCCGAGCAGTGCGTCAGCGAGTTCGGTGCCGACAAGGTCTCGTCTGCGGTGGCGAAGAAGGCCGTCGACAGCCCGGACCACATGGTCAACCTGTGCCACGCGATCTACCCGCGCGTCGGCTCGAACGGGCAGATGGCCAAGAACATGCCATTCGCCTCGTGCAAGGTCGAGGTCGACTCGCAGATCCTACTGGTCGAGAGCGGCTTCCACGAGTTCCCGTGCGTCGTGCCGCGCATGAACAAGATCCCGGACACGGCCTACGCGGTGGGCCCGATGTTCGACGCGCTGCCCGATGCGCGGATGCTCAACCAGATGAAGCGCATGGATCTGGCCAACGCCGACCTGGCCATCGCCGGCATGTGGATCGCCAAGGACGACGGCGTGCTCAACCCGCGCACGGTGAAGGTCGGCGCGCGCAAGATCATTGTCGCCAACGATGTCGACTCAATGAAGCCGCTGGTCTCGGGCGGCAACTGGCAGCTTGCCGACGAGCGCATCGCACAGCTGCAGATGGCCATCCGCAAGCTGCTCATGGCCGACCAGCTGCAGCCGCAGGACGGTCCGGCGATGACGGCTACCGAGATCCATGCGCGCGTCGCGCTGATCCGTCAGCAACTGGGCCCCACGTTCGGCCGCATGCAGGCCGAGTACCTGCGCTCCCTGATCGAGCGCTGCTTCGCGCTGGCCTTCCGCGCTGGCATCTTCCCGCCGCCGCCTGATGCGCTCGCCGGCCAGGGCTTCTCAGTCAAGTACATCAGCCCGCTGGCGCGCGCGCAGAACCTCGAGGACGTCACCGCGATCCAGAACGCCGTGGCCTTCCTGATCCAGGTTGCGCCGTTCGCGCCCACGGTGCTGGACAACTACGACCTCGACGAGATGTCGCGCACGCTGAGCGAGGCTCAGGGCGTTCCGCAGAAGTGCATCCGCGACATGAAGGCCGTCCTGGCGCTGCGCGACGCGCGCGGCCAGCAGCAGCAGGCTGCCCAGCAGCAACAGCAGGCGCAAGGCATCCAGAGCATGGCTGCCGATGCGGCCTTCAAGGGCGCACAGGCGCGCGCCACCAAGAACGCCTGAACCCCGAAACTTCCAGGAGAACCCACCATGCCCGGTCCACTCGTTCAAGGCACGTTCACGAACGGCGCCAACCCCGTCGCAGGCAACACGTCGGACGTCATCGACGTGCCCGAATACAACCGCGCCTTCGCCGCGCCGACGATGAAGCTGACGACCGTTGGCTGCAACGCGAGCAACACGCTCAAGACGCAGAAGACCACGACGCCCGGCACTGCGTGGGTCGACCAGGTCACCTACAACTCCGAGCAGACGAACACGGCCATCGCCGTGAACCCGGGCGAGCAGTGGCGCCTCGTCAACGTCGCCGAGCAGGCCGTGACCGACCTTCGCTACAAGCTCTCGCTGGAGTCCTGAACATGGCCACCCTCGTCTCTGCACTCGACACTCTGTTCTCGCCCGCGGCTGGTGACTTCATCGTCCAGGTCACGGGCGGTACCTGCAGCCTGCAGCGCCGCAACACGAGCGGCGCTGCCTGGGCCAACGTTTCCAGCGTGACCAACTCCGCGCTCGTGGTCTCCAACCCCGTAGCCGGCGCCCAGTACCAGTTCGTCACGGTCAAGGGCTCTCCAGCGGTTCAGGCAGACCAATGAGCATTCGGGATGCCGTCCGCTGTCCAGCGATCGAGGTCTGGAAGAGTCCGCTCGACCAGGCGATCAGGTCGGGTGCGGCATTCAGTCGCTATCGCTCCATATCACCAGCTAATGCAGTGCCAGGCGCTACTGGCGGCGCTGCTGGTCGCGCCATGTCGACAACGTTCTTGCAGCAGCTTTCGAGAACGCCCTATTGGATTGGATCGGGGGATTGCGACAGTGTCTCCCTCGCCTTTCTAGGCTTCTTCGTGTCGACGTTTGTGCAGTTCTACGCGAACGACTACCAGATTCTGGGTTGCTACTTCGAAAAAGACGGATCGGTTGATATGTCAACCTCGATCCAAGTCAAGTTCAGCGGCAGTGGATCGGCTTCCGTCGCGTCGGGGCTGACGAAGATCGTCGCAGACAGAATCCTGCCTAGCCAGTTTGGGTTGCCGAAATTCACGCGGGGTGACAAGTATTGGGTTCGGCTGCGCCTTGGGGTTGCCTCGGCCGGTCAGGTCACTCCGGTAGCAGACATATCCAAGGCGGTTGCCGCTGGTGCGTCAGCACTTGACATTGATACGGCCGTGTATACCGGCACGCGAGAAGATAACTTTGGAACTATCGCGACGGGTGCGAGCGGGTTCACGGCGCAAACGCTGGCATACCATCCAATACTGCTTGGGAGCTTTGTGGGCGGGGCTGATCCTAAGACGATTGGCTACACCGGGGATTCACTGGCCTGGGGTCAGAACGACACGCCAACAGCCCGGTATCTGCAAGGCGGCATTCAGCGGGCGCTGTATGACGCTGATGGCGTGAGCAACCCGATAGGCGGCTTGAAGATTGCGGTGCCCGGCATCACTGCCAGCTTGTGGGCGGCGGCGCAGGTGGCCGGTATCGTTGATTTGATGCAGTACACCAAGTATTTCCACGAAGAATTCGGGGCGAATGAGTATCTGACAGCTCCCGGAACTGTTGTTGCGACTGCGATTGCGAAGAGCCAGGTGATCTATGATTTCTGGACGGGGCAGGGTGGGACGGTCGCACAACTCTCCAAGAACAAATTGACGCCGCGCAGCACGTCGGTTCAGACGATGAGCGCAATCTCTGCGGTCGGAACCACGGTTACGGTCACGACTAGCGGCGGCAATCCAATCAATGGCAACACCGTCACCATCGCGGGCTGCACACCTGCCGCCTACAACGGAACGTTTGTCGCCACCAACACAGGTGCAGGCACGTTCACCTATACGGCTGGTTCGGCGCCCGGAACTGCAACCGTTGTCGGAACGTGGTCTGACCAGTGGGCAACTACGGCCAATCAGGTTCCATTCAACGCCGCGTGGGCTGCTGCCGGTAACGCGCGTGCCTACAACGCTGCAATCGATACGTTGCTCTCGGGCGCAAAGATCGGTGCTGTCGTATCTGTGAACAGCATTCGAGGCGGCACTACCGAAGGCACCGACCTGTTCTATCAGTGGATTTCCAACGGGACGCCGAATTCGATCATCAACGAAAGCACCCACCCCCTAGCGGCTGGATGCGTCCTTGAAGCGAACGACTATCGCGCGTATATCGCGACACTCACCTAGAGACCACCATGAAGCACATCACCGTTCTCATCGCGCTGCTGCTCTCGCTCGCAGCCTTCGCCGGCCAGGTCTGCACCATCGACCCCCCGCGCCCGGCTGGCAATACGGGCGCTGGCCTGTACACCGTGGGCGCGAAGCTCTATGACTTGCAGGGTGAGCCGGTGCTGATCCAGGGGATGAACCGCGCGCACTGGAACAACTACGGCACGACCGCCGACTACGTGCGCACCGGGGCCAACAGCGTGCGTTTAGGTGGCCTGGGCTCGTACTTCGCGCGCAAAGCTGCCGACAACCTCGCCGACTTGAAGACGTTCACGGACGCAGGGATCATCCCCATCGTCTCGACGTGGACGACGACGTGCAAGAGTGACGCAGCCTCGCTGACAGCGGCCGTGGATACGTGGGTGGCACAGGCTGCGACGTTTCAGGCTATCAACGCGACGGGAATCCTGAACATCGCCAACGAGTGGGGGCCGGCTGCTCAGATCGACGGCAATGCCGCGAACGGCTACGCGAAGATTCCGGTGTACACCTGGCGCGACCAGAACATCTCCGCAGTGCAGCGTCTCCGCACTGCTGGCTACACCATGCCGCTCATGATCGACGCACCGAGCTGCGGTCAGGACGCCACGGCAGTGTGGCGCGACGGTGCGGCCATCGTCGCCGCTGATCCGCAGCACAACGTGATCTTCGACGTGCACGTCTATGGCCTCTGGCACCAGCCCGCGACGGCCGCCTACATGCAGGACTACGACAAGGCGATGGGAAAACTCGCTGCGTCCGGACTGCCGATCATCATCGGCGAGTTCGGACCGGGCAAGAACATCGGCCCATCGCCCACACTCATTACGCCGGACACGATCATCGCGACCGCCAAGGCCAACGGCTGGGGCTGGATGCCTTGGGCATGGGACGACAACAACCTGACGGGCTGCGCGGCCAACGACGCCAGCTATTCGATGACGACGAAGTGCGGCGTCTACACGGGCCTGCCGAGTGACCTGACGCTGTTCGGTCAGGCGCTGCTGCCATACATGCAGACGGCCAAGAGGGCTGCTCTGCGATGAGCCAGCGCGTTGAGGCGGACGCCTACCACCGTGTCTTCGTGGGCCACCACGAGGGCGCCAAGGTTCTTGAAGACCTGACCGCGCGCTTCTTCGATGTCGAGGTCTACGTGCCAGGCCCTGACGGCGAGCGCGAGACGTCCCGCCGCGCGGCCCAGCGCGAGGTCGTGCGCTACATCCTCACCAAGATCGGCCAAGTCAACGTCGTTGACCCAAATGCTGACGAACCCCCTGCGGCCTGACGCCGCGCAACCCCGAAGGAAGACACCATGCGATTCAACCGGAGTTCCCATGTCCTGCGAGCGCCCGAAGACGATGGCGGCGCTGGCGCTGCGGCTGCTGCTCCCGCTCCTGCTGCGGCAGCCCCCGCTTCTGACGCCGGAGGCGCTGCTACAACTCCCGCGGCCGCGCCCGTATCTGCCCTGGCTGCTGGTGCGAGCGCACCGGCACCCGCACCGGCCGCGGTGCCCGCCGCTCCGGATCCGGTATTCGGCGTCATCCCGGAGAAGTTCCGCGTCAAGAACGAGGACGGCACGCCCAACCTCGATGCGTCCTGGCTGAAGGTCGAGGAGCACCGCGCCAACCTCGAGCGCCGCATGGGTGCTGGCGAGGCGCCGCCGAAGGAAGCGACCGATTACAAGGTCAACGTCCCCGAGGCGCTGAAGGATGCGATCAAGTCCGACGAGCTCGCCGCCAGCGACAAGTTCAAGGACTTCACCGCCGAGATGCACAAGGCCGGCCTGAGCCAGAAGCAGTTCGACCAGGTCGTCGGCAAGATGCTGGACTACAGCATGGCGCTGCAGCAGGGCATGGCCGGGCTCAACGAGCAGCAGGCGGTCGCCGACCTTAAGGCGACGTGGGCCGACGATGCCACCTTCAAGACCAACGTGCAGGCGGCCTACCGCGCCGCATCGACGTTCGGCGACATCGACAAGCTGATGGGCAAGTACGGCAACGACCCGGAGTTCATCCGCTTCGCCGCCAAGGTGGGTGCCGAGCTGGCCGAAGACACGAGCGCCAGCGGCGGCGCGGTGGGCGCATCGAGCGACGCCGAGGTCGAGTCGCTGACCAAGGAGCCAGCCTACTGGAACCCGAACGACCCGAAGCACGCCGAGGTCAAGCAGAAGGTCGAGGCCTTCTACGCCCGCAAGTTCGGCACCGGTGCCAAGGCGTCGGGCTCGCTGTCGATCGGCTCGGTCGGCTGAAAACTCGGGCTGACTGGAATCCGTCAACCCTCCGCGCGCACATTGCAGCCACTGGCCCGCAGTGGCGCGCGGATCACCATCGACAGCCCGTCCTGAGCGCACTGCAGCCGGTGTAGCTCCACGCAGCATAGGCCCCGCAAGGGATCACCTGAAGGCGAACCACCCCGTTCAACTTTCAGGAGTCTGCAATGAGCAGCACCGTTACCGAAGCGATGGTCCAGCAGTACGGCACGAATTTCCGTACCCTGTACCAACAGAAGACCTCCCGGTTTGCCCCGTGGTGCCAGATGGAAGGCGGCATCGTCGGCCAGTCCAAGTCCGTCGAGCGCATCGGCAAGGCCGAAGCCTACGACATCACGTCGCGCGGCGCCGACACCAAGTACGTCGAAGTCCCGCACTCGCGTCGCTGGATCGACCTCCAGGACAAGGGCTGGGCCGAACTCGTCGACGAGATGGACAAGATCCGCATGCTCGCCGACCCGACCTCGCCGTACGCCGGCCTGGCCGTGATGGCGCTCAACCGCGCCAAGGACGACATCATCCTGTCGGCGGCTCGCGGCAATGCGCGCACCAACACCGGCTTGGTCGCGCTGCCCGCATCGCAGAAGATCGCTGTCGGCGGCACATCGCTGACCATGGCCAAGTTGCTGGCAGCCAAGGAAATCCTGGACACCAACGAGGTCGACGACGATGCCTCGATGGCCATGACCGGCCAGTCGTCCAGCGAGCAGTCGGCCCGCGTCTTCGCCTGCAACGCCAAGATGCTGACGAACCTGTACGGCACCACGGAAATCAAGTCGGTCGACTACAACAACGTCAAGGCCCTGGCCAACGGCGAGATCGACACCTTCCTGGGCTTCAAGTTCGTGCGCACCGAGCGGTTGTTCCGCGACTCGACGGTCTCGACCCGCTTCGGCATCGCCTACAGCAAGTCGTGCGTCGGCCTGGGCATCGGCAAGGACATCGTCTCGTCCATCGACGTGCTGCCGGGCAAGAACTACTCGGCGCAGGTCTACGCCCGCATGTCGGTCGGCGCGACCCGCCTCGAGGACGAGGGCGTCGTCGAAGTCGCCTGCTTCGAATAAGCACACCGGACTGCCCAGCAACTTCAAGGAATCGCCATGGCAAAGTACATCTCGGTCGAACAGACCATCATCAACCCGCCCAGCTTCGGCCAGCCCCTGCTGAACCGTGTGCGGGCCAACAAGTTCGGCGGCCGCGTCCGCTTCGCCGAGTTCGTCTACGTCGTGCCCGCCGGCACGCTGGCGATCGCTGACCAGATCATCTTCGGCAAGCTGCCGCAGAAGTCCAAGATCGTCGGCCACCTGTCGCGCCTGGTCTTCACGGCCGGCACGGCGTCGAGCACGCTGGCCATCGGCGACAACATCGTGAACGCGCGCCACCTGGCCGCGACCGCGGTGAACGCCGCCGGCTCGGCCGTGCTGACCGCCTCGGAGCAGGCCAACGTCGGGCAGATGACCACGGTCAACGGCTCGAACGTGATCTCGGTGACCCAGTCTCTGGGCTCGCCGCAGCTGGGCTCGCTCGTGACCGGCACCGGCATCGCGGCCAACACGGTCGTCACCGCGGTGTCGAACGCTTCGGTCGGCTCGCTGTCGGTCACGCTGTCGGCCGCGGCCACGGCCAGCGGCTCGGCGGTGGCGGTCACGTTCACCGGCGGTGGCTACGAGACGCAGGACGACAGCAACCAGCCGTCCAGCAACTACGGCTCGACCACCGACGACTGCACGATCGTGGGCACCGTCGCCGGCGCCGTTCTGGCTGCCGGCCAGGTCTTCACCCTGAAGATCGCCTACGTCAACGACTGATGTCTCCTCGGGGCGCGTGAGCGCACCGTTTTCCCGGGGAGCCTGCGCGCTCCCCGTTTTTCATTCAGGGATCGCCCATGACCTCAGCCGTCCAGATCTGCTCGAACGCACTCCTGATGCTGGGCGCGCAGACGATCAATGCGCTCGACGACTCCAGCGACCGCGCGCGCCAGTGCTCGAACCTGTACCCGCTGGTGCGCGACTACCTGCTGACCTCGCACCCGTGGAACTGCTGCCGCCGTCGCGTGCTGCTCAACCCGGACGGCGTCTCGCCCGGCTTCGGCTACACGTACGCCTTCACGCTGCCGGCCGACTTCGCGCGCATGCGCTGGATATCGGATGGGCCCGGCGAGAACGATCCGTCGCTCGACTTCGTGCTGGAGGACGGCAAGATTCTGTGTGACACCAGCCCGCTGTACCTGCGCTACTGCTACCTCAACCAGAACGAGGCGACCTGGACGCCGCTGATGGTCATGGCCGCCACGCAGAGCATGCGCGCCGTCATGTCCTACGGCATCACCCAGAGCACGTCGCTCGAACAACTGCTCGAGCAGACGCTGCAGCCCTACCTGAAGCTCGCGCGCGCCGTCGACGGCCAGGACACGCCGCCCGAAACGCTGGGCGACTACCCACTGCTGTCGTCGCGCTTCACGCCGGTCGGCGATCCGGGGTTCTGACATGCCGCGCCTGAGCATCCAGCAGACCAACTTTACCGCGGGCGAGATCACGCCGCGCATCATCGGCCGCACCGACATCGATCGGTATGGCAACGCCGCGAAGGAGATGGTCAACTG